TTCGGATTCTCTAGCTAACCGTTCTACGGCTGCACTTACACCACCACGACCCCCAGTAACCATTTGTGCGCCAGCTAACAATGGGTCAATAGCAGACTTTGTAGCACCAGCCATAAAAGATTCTAATGGTCTTGGGGTTGGCTGAACATTTAGTCTTACACCACGAACAGGCCGACCAACTGCCGCACCACCACCAGTTTCAGCAAATTCAGATTGCGTAACTTGAGGTGCGCCTTGCAATGACATTAAACCTTCGTTAGAAAGTTTGCTTAAATCACCGCCTTGTAAAGCTAATAAATCGGCATCTGAGAGTTTGGATAAATCCATTACTTTAATCCTCTGCGTCTTAATTCGGCATCAATCGCTGATTGGCTTGGTATTGCTGAAGGTTTGCTTTCGGGTTTAGTTGTTGGTGCAGTTGGTTGCGCTCCTAACCCTGCGCCACGACCCGCAGCAATTCCAACATCTTTTTCTGCTTGTTCACGCATAGCAGCTTTTTGAGCGACTTGGTCAGGTTTGTCACCAAATACAGGGAAGAATGTTCTGTTATTACGCTGAACTTCTTGCTCAGTAGCAGCAGCACCAGTTTTAAAGCGTAAATATGCTTCTGACCATTGGTCTTGAGCTTGTTTGTATTGTTGAGCAGTAACAGGGACTAATGGATTTACAGCACCGCCAGCTAATTTAACTGCTGTTTGACTTTTTAACGATGTTGGGTCAAAACCGCTTGATTCAAGGTTTTTAGCCACATTACTTGCAGAAATCATTTGGCTTTGAAATGCAGAAGCTTTACCTTGTGATTCTGTTAAATCTTTACCAGCAGCTTTAGTTTGTTTTTCAAACTCAAATTTTTCACGGTCAAGAGCTAAACGCTCTCTTTCAGCAGGGGTAATTTGCTGTTTGTAATCATTAAATGAACCTTTAAAACCTTGTGCTTTAGCAAACTCAAAGTTTTGCATATCGGTTGTAGGTTTAGGTGCTTCAGGCAACGCTCTTTGTACTAATGTTGGCAACAATTCTTTACCAGCACCATACTGAGATTGCAATGCTAAACTCATTGCACCCTGAGTATCAGTTGGCAATTTTTCAAGAATAGCTTGGGTTTCTGCTTGTTTACCTTTGCGTAAAGCTTCAGCAAGTTCAAGCATGGTTTTATCGCCTTTTTCTTGCAAACGAGTAGCGGCATAAGTTTGAAATAAAGGTGCGGCATATTGAAAGAAACTAGGTGCGACATAACGACCACTAACCATCTGTCCTTGTGGCTGATTCATTCCCTGTTGCATAAGCAACTGAGCCATTTGTTGTTGGCGATTAAGTGCTTGTTGTTGAGCAAACAACTCAGGTGGAATTGCACCAATACCAGCGTTAGTAGGTAAAAAACCGTTAGCCATAATTAATCCATCCCAGTAGTCGTAGTTGGTACTTGACCCATTCCACCATAACCGTAAACATTGCCTGCACCATATTGTTGCATTGCTCTTTGTGCGTTCATATAGGGATTAGAACCGCCCTTACGCAACATCATAGCCATTGCCATAGGATTCATGCCAGCCCCAGCTTGTTTACCATCAACAGTCATTCCCGCTTGATTAGTTAATCCCATACCTTGTTGCATAGCGGCATTTTGCATAGCTTGTTGTGCCCCAATGTTTTGAAATATAGGTTGCACACCCGATACATCTTGTTGGCGGGTTAAGTCTTGCATAGGCATATAACTTGGCATCATTCTGTTCATGGTAATAGTCCGTAATCTACGACTTTATAGCCGTCATCTAGGGTTCTAACTGCATAAGGGAATACTTGCTCTACTTCTTGTGCCATTACACCAACATGGATTCCTTTACCTGCTAATGGGTGTGATTTAACTTCATCAACATACTCAAAGCTATATAAGGTCAAGCCGTTATCCATTACGCCTACTGGTTTAATGTTTTCTTTTAGTCTTATGTCTGACATCATTATGGCAGAACCGCCTAATTGGAACAAACCTTGGTTAAGATTGGCTTGTGCAGCTTGTTTGGCGTTAAAGTCACCCATCAGAGCGTTGTAGCCCATTTGGGATGCACTTAAATAATCAGGGCCAGCCGTAACTGCTTGTTGTGCAGGATTTACAAAATTTGGGCCTGTAACTTGTGCGCCACTACGAACCGCATTAAGAGTATTAAGTGGTTCATTTCGCATATAAGCCAACTCATTAAATCCTTGCAATCTTGCACGGTTAGCCAAGTCTGCGGCAGTAAATTGATTGCCGTATAACTGTTGAGCAATCGCATTATTAGCTTGTTGTTGGGCAACTTGATTCTGATACATCTGCTGTATCTGTTGGTTGTTGTAACCCAAAGCCGCCATGCGGTTAGCAAAGTCTTGCTGTTGCGCTTGATTAGTAAACCCAAGATTTGCCAACTGTGCTTGATTTTGTCCGAGCATTGCTTGATTGCCAAACTGACCAGCAGCTAGTTCTTGACCAAATAGGTTCTGCTGGATGCCTTGAGCTTGTAACTGGGCTTGAATTCGTGCATCATTTTGTTGCATCGCAAGGTCTTGTTTTGCACGGGTGTAGGCTTCTGAGCCTATTGGAATACCTTGTGCGGCTAATTGGGCATCTAACCGTTGCTCTTGGCGTTGTAACTGTGGGTCAAGTCTTGACATCAAAAGGTTACTAGCTCTATCCCAACCTTGCATACCAACATTTTGACCAAGTGATGTTTGCAATTCAGGTGATTGTCCTGCTCGTAATTGGGCTTCCGCACCACCGATTTGCCCTAGTTGTGGGCCACCAGCAATTTGTTGCAAATTAGCGGGGTTTACTTGACCAATTAAGGGCGGTAAGCCTGTAGATGGCACATTTCGTAAACCAGCCAAACCAGTAGCGCCACCAGTTTGACCGCCAATAAATTGGGGTTGTGCTTCAGGGCTTTGCACATATTTTTCATAAGCTTCTTTAGGACTCATGCCCGCATATTGACCTTGTTGCCAAGGTTTGACTTCCATAGTCATTTGTGGGCCTTGTTGAGCTAAATATTCTTCGTAAGTAGCTGGCATTTGAGGTGACATTTGACCACTTGGTTGACTCATATTTTGAAAATTGCCAGCGCCAAATGGATTAGCCATCATATTGCGAACATAATTCAAACCTGTTTGTGACAGTTCGCCAAGCCCTTTACTAGCAGCTATATCGTATTCATATAATTTTTGTTGGTCAGGACTCAATTCTTGAGTAGCAGTCCACATAGGATTGCCATATTTATCTTCGCCTGAAATTTTATAAGTCAAGCTACCGTAAGGGGTAATTTGATTTACACGGTTAGCCGCAATATTGGCTCTTGCCGCTTCTAGGTTTCCTGCTGCGGTTTCTGATGCTGCCCCCCGATAATCAGGGGCGGCTGGTGCGCTTGGCGCAGGCCCTAATCCTAAAAATCCACCACCACCCATACTATTCTCCCATCTTCGTTCTTAGAGGGCATCGGATGTTAAGAAACCGACAATCCTCTTTTCGCATAGCCATAATCACCAAATCCCCATCCATATGAGCATCAGGTATTTTAGCTACCACTTTAAAGCCCAAATGTCGGTTTAACTTTAGGGCATCCGTGTTATCAGCACAGATTTGCCCTAGTATAACGCTAAGTCCTAGTTTATTAAAGGGGTAGTCAAAGACCGCCCATATAAAATCCTTACTAGCCCAATGCTCACCGACACTACCAATATGGATTTCACAAGCCTTTGGCATAAAGTTTGTAAAACCCGCCACCGCTACTAAATTACCGTCTTTTAACTGCCCAATACATTGGGTGGTTTCAGGTAAGGGAAAGTTAAGTATTCGTACCAGCCATTCCCCCAAATATTGCTGGTTCTCAGTCGTAACAGTCCTCACCTAGAGTACACCCCCTGCTTCCATTACATAATCCGTACTAGCCCAATGAAAATCGACCCCTTGCGATGCAACTGACATATTGACCGAGCCAGCATAGCCTATTCCTGTCACGCCTTGCCATACCTTAGACACGGTAAGACCAGCACCCCATACTGAATTGTTCCAAGTGCCAGTATTCCATATCCCCACATTGGCTAAACTAGGGTTAAAGGTAATTTGGTTGGATAAATTGACCGTATCAAAGTCGGTTGAAATACCGCATAAGACATTAGGCACAACATTATCAGTTTGTAGGATAGGGCGAACCATCGTAAAACGCTTTAATTGACCTCTAGTATCAAAATAACTGTAGGCTTGTTGGGCGTTGGCTACGATATTGTTGCCGTCATCGGAGAATCCGTCATAAAACTTGCCAATATAGCCTGCCGAGCCAAAAAACATCCCATCTACGCCTGAAACTTCCCAACAATTAGCAGAAATATTGGTAAATCTTCCCCATGATTTTGTAATGGTGTGCATGACAAACTGTTCTGTGCCGTCTGTCACAGGAATATTCAAAATCAGCATATTGTAGGGGGCAAAATAATTGATTTGCCAGCCAAAATTGCCTGAATAAAGGTCTGCCGCTTGGTTTACAGCATAGAAAATCTTGTCGGTTAAGTTGACACGGGGGTCTAAACGGCTAGATTGCAACGATGCTGACATCGGCACTAAGCCGTCTTGGGTTAGTAGTAGCAAATCGCCTGACCATTTAAAAAAACACCGTCTTGCAAAGGTTTGACCCATTTGCCAAACACCAACTAAAGCCCAAGCGTTAGGGTCTGATGGGTCTGTACCCTTATAAACAATGACTTCACCCATTGAAGTCACAAATGCGCCTAAGTCATCTACCCCGTAACCAGCGTCTAAAGTCCATGTTCCCATCGCTTGTAAGTAACCGCCTGAACGGGCAATCGAGCCAAGCGGGAATTGAGTCGCAGTACCGCTTAATTGATTAACGGGCAAATACCAAAAATCTAGGCTGTTTTTTTCTACAAAGAATATGCGCTCTTGTAGGCTATTTACATGAATAAAAAGGTTGTTATTAATGCCTTCAATACCTAAAACGGTATATACAGGCGTACCAG